TACCCTACGAATCAAGAGGAAAAGAACTTACGCAGTGATTGGTAAGTGCTTGATCCTAGTAAAAATTCCTAAGAAGTTGTGGTGCCGAGGAGAGGAGCGGTAACTGAACCGTCTTCTCGTTGCAGATCAATGACCTATGATCAAACACGGTGCCAAGTATAACTCGCCAAAATAACGCCGACTAGCGTTTGCGAACCTATCTCATCTAGTCTCCATCCTCAGTCCCCCTGCTGCCTCCGATCCCGTCTTCCTTTCAGTCCTGCTGATCGTTCCGTTTGGAAGGGTAGGGCAACTGTAACAGAGTCCCTCCTTGTCGCTGTGCTAGGACTTTTTCCGTAAACGGTGTCCACCTTTTCGTAAACGACTCTACAGCGTACTTTACTTCCGTAAAATCTGCCGTAAACTCAACATCAGAATTCACTGATGGAGTTCAAAAATGAACATTTACGGATACACCCGCGTTTCCACCATTCAGCAAGCAACCGAAGGCGAAAGTCTGGAGACGCAAAAAAAGATCATCATCGGATACGCCCAGTCCAAGGGTCTGGAGATCAATCCAGACAACATTTTTGTAGAAGCAGGGGTGTCGGGAAGCGTGGAATTTCGTAAGCGCCCCGAAGGTTCCCGTCTATTTTCCACATTGAATCCGGGTGATATGCTGATTATTCCGAAGATCGACAGGGGGTTCAGAAACATACGGGATGCACTAAACTCCCTTCACGATCTTAAGCAGCGAAACGTCTCGGTTCACTTCATCGACCTAGGCGGCGACGCGACGACCAATGGCATTAGCCAGGTCATCTTTACGATCCTGGGGGCGTTTGCTGACTTTGAACGAGAACGGATCAGCCAACGGATCTCCGAGGTCAAGCAACAGCAGAAAGCCAACGGATTCTGGACGGGGGGACAACCGCCTTTTGGCTATCGAGTGAATGATGAAGGGCGACTGGAACCCAACCCAGAGCAAGCAGACGCGCTGGCAGCGATCTTTCGCTGGAAGGAGGAGGGGTTCTCCTTGAGGAAAATTTCCGACAAATTAGATCGGGAATTCGGGGTGAAACTTACCTTCATGAGCGTGAAAAATACGCTAAATCGGGCAAAAACTACCTAACAATGTCGGTTTATACGTAGTTTTACGTATTGACACAGAACTAGGAGTCTCTATGCTTCAGACTAGGCATATTCTGGCAGTCTATGTCTGACAAGTTTTATAGGGGGTCGATTTATGCAAAGACAAACCATCCAGCGCCTATCTGTTGCGCTCTTGTTGTTCATGTTTTCCGCTGCCGCCAACGCGGTGACGATGAACTATCTCGACCTATGGGGTTCGACCACCACCTATGCAGCAGGTAGCGTTGTCACCCGGAACGGTAATACGTTCTATGCCCTTCCCAATGCCTCCGCTAACCGCAATCAGAATCCTGAGACGGCGACAACCTTCTGGCGCTTGATCGGCAGCAATGCCAATACGATCTCCAAGAATGTCGCCCCGACGACCGCGGACGGCAAAATCGGCGACTACTTCATAAATCTGGCGACCAAAACCATTTTCGGACCCAAAAGCGCCGCGGGTTGGGGAACAGGCATTTCATTGGTTGGACCTCAAGGACCGCAAGGCGCAACGGGTGCCACTGGTGCAGTAGGACCCCGTGGACTGACGGGTTTAACAGGTCCTACAGGTGCAACGGGACCTCAAGGACCCATTGGTCCCGTCGGTGCCACGGGTGCGCCAGGAATTCAGGGACCTGTCGGTGCCACGGGTGTTGCCGGGAAGACCGTCCTCAACGGAACGGTTGCCCCTACGACCCAGGGCACCGTGGGTGATTTCTATCTGGATACCGTGGCGAAGAAACTCTATGGACCCAAGATAGCGCCCACTTCAACGAGCACTGGTTGGGGCACGGGTGTATCCATCGTTGGACCTCAAGGGTTACAGGGTATTCAGGGTCTAACGGGTGCCACCGGTGCAGTAGGACCTCAAGGACCGATTGGATTAACAGGACCGACGGGTGCAACGGGACCTCAGGGACCCGTAGGATTAACAGGCGCTAACGGAGCAACAGGTCCCCAAGGCATACAAGGACTCAAGGGCGATACGGGAACTGCCGGTAAAACTGTCCTCAATGGAACGATTGCTCCTGCGGTAGGTGTAGGTGCGTTAGGTGATTTCTACCTGGATACGGTTGCCAAGAAACTCTATGGACCCAAGGTGGCGGCATCGGTATCCAATGCGACTGGATGGGGTGCTGGTATTGCTTTAGTTGGACCTCAAGGGTTACAGGGTATTCAGGGTCTAACGGGTGCCACCGGTGCAGTAGGACCTCAAGGACCGATTGGATTAACCGGTGCTACCGGATCAGTGGGACCTCAAGGACCCGTAGGATTAACAGGCGCTAACGGAGCAACAGGTCCCCAAGGCATACAAGGACTCAAGGGCGATACGGGAACTGCCGGTAAAACTGTCCTCAATGGAACGATTGCGCCTGCGGTAGGCGTAGGTGCGTTAGGTGATTTCTATCTGGATACGGTTGCCAATCGGATGTATGGACCGAAGACCGATGGGGGTTGGGGTGCTGGTGTTGCCCTAGTTGGACCCAAGGGAGACCAAGGGGATCAAGGAATTCAAGGTCTCAAGGGCGACCAAGGATTACAGGGTATCAAGGGGGACAAAGGGGATACTGGCGGTCAAGGACTCCAAGGCATTCAGGGTCCGATGGGATTATCGGGTGCTACTGGAACAACGGGTGCACAAGGCATACAAGGACTAAAAGGTGACACTGGTGCTGCGGGTAAGACTGTTCTGAATGGAACGATTGCTCCGACGACTCAAGGAACCATCGGCGATTTCTATTTGGATACGGTTGCCAAAAAAATCTATGGACCAAAGACCGATGCGGGTTGGGGTGCTGGAGTTGCCTTAGTCGGACCTCAGGGCATACAAGGGGCAACCGGTACTCAAGGTCCACAAGGAATACAAGGTCCCAAGGGCGATATCGGAGTAACCGGTGCTACGGGACCTCAAGGACCTATTGGATTGACCGGAGCGCAAGGACCCAAAGGGGATACGGGTCTTCAAGGCGCTACTGGAACAACCGGTTCTGCTGGCGCTAATGGCAAATCCATTCTAAATGGAATGATTGCTCCTGCTGTTGGCGTAGGCGTTTTAGGTGATTTCTATCTGGATACGGTTACCAATCGGATGTATGGACCGAAGACCGATGAAGGTTGGGGTGATGGTGTTGCCTTGGTTGGACCTCAAGGTCCACAGGGACCTCAAGGTTTAACCGGTGCTACTGGCGCTACGGGACCTCAAGGACTTAAAGGGGATACCGGTGCTGCGGGAGCGACTGGTGCGCAGGGTATTCAGGGTCCAGTTGGATTAACAGGAGATCAAGGTGAAAAGGGCGAAAAAGGGGATGCTGGATTAAAAGGCGACACTGGTGTTGCGGGTAAGACTGTCCTCAATGGAATGATTGCTCCTGCTGTTGGCGTAGGCGTTTTAGGTGATTTCTATCTGGATACGGTTACCAATCGGATGTATGGACCGAAGACCGATGAAGGTTGGGGTGCTGGGGTCAGTCTGGTAGGACCTCAGGGGGTACAGGGTCCAGCAGGCAGTTTTGCATATTCTTCTGAATGCACATATGCACAGATCGCTGGAACTTGGGTGATAAATATAAATGTCCCTGTTCATGGGAGGTTTTACAGTATCACTCTCCCTATTGATGAGGCATCACATTATCCACCTGTTTGGTATGGTGTGAATTATACAAATAATATTTCAACAAATGTCGGCAGCACCATAGATTTTTCATCAACATCTGATAGAATAAGTTATATATATGTAGATGTTTTTAATGGGGGCGGCGACTCGACCGGAGAAAACAACCCATATGCAGGTTGTTACATGCACCTATTAATCAAGTTCAATTCTGCCTACACTTCATTCGTAACATCTATGAGTGTCGGATATTTAGATATGGCAAGAACTTCTGCAATCGGGCACAATAAAACATATGTAGGGGGTGCTAGTAACAATAATTACTATGGGGTCTTTAATGCCTCTAGGGTGAAGTAAAAGCTTTCTCGATCAATCTTCTGGATGTAAAATAGTGAAAATGACAACCATGCCAGGCAGTGTCATTCCGGCAGCAGGATTTTAGATTGCCATTACCAGGAGCCGATACTATAGGTTCTAGAGCGAGTTCTTGCACGAACCTTACTTTGGGGTCAATCCGGAACAATACAATTAAAATAAATACCCTTTTTAACCAAGGTAGTGTCCATGTCAGCATCCAATACCGCCTCACAATTTTCAAAATCGAGAACCTATCGCTTCACGCCCTATCAAGCATTCGAACTCGACAAGACCCGCCGATTGCTTGGCATCACCGAATCTGAACTCGTAAGAACCCTTCTGAAGCAAGGAATCGAGAAGATCTGGGAGGGACGGTGATGGACCAGTCTATCCGTAACGCTTTTAGCGGCAACATCGGCGCAACCCTATCCCCAGGCAACATTTAGACCTTCGAGCACTCCGAGAGAGTGTTCTATGCAGGTTCCGCTCGCTACCCTACAGGTTCTGAAGGTTCGATCCTTCTGCGGAACGAGAGGAAGTTGATTGTTCAAAATGGAACAACACCCTTCATGAGTGCGGAAGCGGAACCGCGCAACAAAATGCAAAAAACGGAACTCAACAAGACTGCTGAACGAGCGAAGCGAGTTCAGAATCCTCGACGCGAAGCGGAGAGGATTAATTAGTTCACTGTAAGGGATTTGACGAACAAATTCTAGACTAAATCAGACTGTAATAATAACTTCATAGAAGCGGCGAGCGAGCGTAAGCGAGCGAGATTCCTGGAGCGAAGCGACAGGAATTGTTCTAATGTCATATTGATGTAAATATTTGCATTTTGATGTTGGTTTTATCGTCAATCTAAGTTTTTTGATGTAATTTGAGTATCCATCATTCAGTAGCTTCAATCTGTTAATATTGATTCTGTAGAGAAATCTATCAACTCAATAAAGACCGCCAAACGAGCGAAGCGAGTTTGGATTCCCCAAAGCGAAGCGAAGGGGAATTATTGATTGCAAAATGATCCCATCTTACAATCTTCTGTAAATAAAGTCCGATTAGCTTAAAGCAGATCTCCAACGTATCAGGATCAACATACACCAAAACCTGGTCCTGTTGATATCATATAGCATTATTCTAGCAACCTTTAATCCCTCGCTTCGCTCGGGATACTCACTCGGTCGCTACGCTCCCTCGTTCGTTGGTTCTATTGATTTATCTATCATTTGTTAGAATTAACACTAGCGCCTATATTTAAGATAAATCTCCAGTCCCCCCTTGAAGGTTTTTATAAAACTGCAACGAGTGCGGGTGTTCGCTACATAAAAGATCATTCCTGAAGAATGCTGAATAGATTTATTGCTCGGACCTAGCGCGTTATAGAGGTTCGTTTCTATCAACCCCTTGATCCTGAGATCGGTTTACAGTTTGGCTACTGAAGGGTAACGAAGAGGGTGCTAGACCAGTAAAAAGAGCGCTTCGTATCCTCTTGGGCGGAAGGTAGGTATTCCGCTGGCGTCCGGGTAATCACGGCATTCCTATGATGTATCGTCTCCCGACGATTTAAAGTATTTATATAAGTATTTATAAAATATTGTATTTCTACTTTCTTAAAAAGTAAAGTTTAATAAACCTGTATTCAGGTTCGAATAAATACTCCTATACAACCACCCATAGGAGTCCAACATGCTTTCCTTCAAACAATACCTTCAGAAATATCCCAACGGACACAAGACCGCCCAATCAACGCTTCCAGCGCTCAAGCGTTCGATCAAGAAACGACTCTCAGAATCCAAGCAAAAGAACGGGGAGGTGCTGGTGATTGATCGGTTGGAACTGATCCGTTCGATTGCCGACGGTCCAACCGATATGGTCGAAGTGGTGGTTGAACCTGATGGAATCTTCTTCCGGTTTGTGGATGTGGTAGAGGATTAGTCCCTGCCAAGGCAAAGCTTCCTAACTCTCGCTATACTACTGCGCTACGCGTTCATTTTACATTCATTGTCGAGGAGAAAATCATGAAAAAAATTTGCTTTGCTATTGCTGCCTTCTGCTCTGCACTCTCAGTGAACATCAGTCACGCGGACTCAGAAATTCTAAGGAATGATCTAACAGGGCATTTATATCAGAGGTTTGATAAGTCTCTCAGTTGGGAATCCTCAAAAATGGATTGTCAAAAGCGTGGCGGTTATCTCGCAACAGTCACTAGCGCCGATGAGAATGACTTTCTATCCAGCAACTTCATTAAGGATAAAAATCCCGGAGGCATTTGGCTTGGGGGTTCCAATGATAGAAGTGGAGCGTGGGAATGGGTGACCGGTGAAGTCTGGGAATTTAATAATTGGAATGAGGGAGAACCGAATAATGTCGGCGGAACTGTAAAAGGTGGTTCTGAGCATTATTTGGTTATGGGACATTTTCCTGGCAGGGGGAAGTGGAAGACATCAACTCCTATAATAATGGTCTGTTGATATTCAGTGAGTTCTATGAGGTATCCCGTCTCTGTGAGTGGGATAGTGGAAGTTCTTACATTTTGATTGAAGATCAATGATTTTTGTTCCGGGTCG